AACGATTTTTCCCTTCTTCTTCTAAAAGGTAAATCCTTGCGGCATCATATCCGCTTGTAATTGGTTGTTGAATGTAAATCCTCATTTTATATAGTTTTTAATTTGACAAAATATGCGAAGTCCCTAATTGGCTTCATTTAACAAACGGTTTTCTGCTATACTGGCTTTCTGTTCGCTGACCGGACTGCATATTTTCAAATCCCAGTACAGCAGAAAGCCGCAACCGTTATCGGTCATGCCTATCAGTCATCCTCACTTTCAAAGCCGTCTAAGGTTTGCTTCCAGTTTGCAATTTGACCCGTTTCGTCAATATCCATGATTATATAATCACCGTAACCGTTTTCTTTCGGGCAAAGCATTTTAGGAACATAATCATCTATTATTGACATGATAGTTTCGTCGTTGGCATCTTTTAAAAAATACCGTCCATTGTCACAAACCTTAAAATGAACTTCGGCTTTCTTTCCTTGTTCCCAATTTAATACTTTGCCGGTTTCTACATCAATAATCGGTTTCCACAAATCACCTTCTCTGCATGGCATCAGGTCGCCAGCCTCATCATCAACATCATTAACTGTTCCATCTTCCCAATATCTTACGCCAGCTTCAACATGAAGTGTTTTAATATCAACCTCTTTTTTAATTTTGACAATTGCTTTCATTTTGTTACAATTTTTATAGTTAATAATTAATTTCAATCAGTCTTAAACTATCCGGCACATGCACACAACAAAGCGTTTTATGCAAGGGCGGACACTTTACGCTGATGCAGGCTGCTTTATCGCCCCTGCATAAAGCGCAGACGTTATCGGTCATGCCTACCAGACCTTCAATTAGTCGTAGGTTTTATTATCTAAAAGGCAGTCAACATCTTCTCTTAACGATTCAACCTTTGACAAAAATAATTCTGCTTCCATCGCCCTGTACCTTTCTGTATTGTTTTCTATAATCTGTTTTTCAAATCCATCGGAACTAAAAACAGAATACAGGCTAATAACTTTTGGACTTTCACAAGTGCCAACATTTATTTTAATTTCTCTGGTTATGTTATACGGTTCTCCGCTGTATAATAATGTTTGTAATTTTCTTACTTCGTTGTAAAGTTTTGCATCAGCCTTATCATTTATGAGTTGCTGAACATCTTTTAATTGTTTTGACATGATTTTTAAGTTTATAATTTATTAAATAGTTACTTCTTTTTAGTTGCCCGGCACGAACCGATAACATTCGTATTTGTGCAAGGCGGGCTGACGAATCCGCTATGGTCTGTATATCTTTTATCATCTTTTGTGCAATAAGCTATTGAGCGACATTAATTCTATTGCCTGCCCTTCGGCAAGCAATTACGTTCTACCTCCCCAACCACTCCGCCAAAACTTTCTTACCCTGGATCTGTTTTATCTTCTCTATTATATTCCTGCGTTTCACCGGGTCAGCCTGCTTTTTAGCGGCTGTTGTGAGGGCGGCGATATATTTATCCTGTTTGGTCATGGTTAGAAGGGCAATTTTTCATCCAGATCAGGAGCCTCCTGTCCGTCCGTTATAGATGTATTTACCGGTGATGCAGCACTTGCGCCACCTGCCTGTACCTTCCAACATTGCAAAGTATTAAACACAACGGTAACGCCTTCTTTGTTTTTCCACTCCCGGCCCCGGATATTTATATGGCATATCACCGGCGCCCCGATTGAAACACCCTCGAATATATCCAGGCTTTTGCCGTTAACTTCAATTTCGACTGTTTGAGGGTATTCACCATCAGTTGTAAGCCATACCTTACGGCTCTTAAATTCATTCCGCAATATTACGGGATGAACCTGTTTTAATGTTCCTTTGATTTCCATTTCATTTATTGCCGTTAAGTGGCAGGACTGTTTAATTATTAATAAGTTCACCATGTTCACTAATATTCCACACTTCAATAGGTAAACATTTCCGGCAAATATCAGCCGTTAGTTGTTGGTTTTGTTTTCGTGCGGCAGCGGCATAGGCAGCGGCAGCGGCATAGGCAGCGGCATAGGCAGCGGCATAGGCAGCGGCATAGGCATCGGCATAGGCAGCGGCATAGGCAGCGGCAGCGGCATAGGCAGCGGCATCGGCAGCGAGGCGGGAAACCTGTACTTCCGTGCTTTCGTCCATGGGTTGGTCTGGGGCCGGATAAGGGACGCCAGCCATGTCTTCGACTTGTTTGCGGTACGCAAACGCAATATGTTCTGCAATATGCGCCTGCATCGCGGCTACGATAACCTGGGCTTGCGGGTTTTGGCCGATAGCCATAGCTATCTTTGGGTCTTGTACCGCGGCCATGTGAACCTGAATGTGGGCTTCATGGTCCTGATACATAAAGGCTTTTACTGGCTTGCCGTTGAGCACAGCCATGTTTTCGGAGACGGGATCAACCGGCTTCTTATCATCTTCCATCGGGACTAGCTTTGAAGCGTCCTTTACCCCAAGAACTTCTAACATCTGGCGATGGAGATACGGCATGTCATACAGTTGTGGAGCGCCTTGCGCCATCTGCATAACAGCTTGGTATTGTACAACCTTTTGGGCCATGGTTGCGGCATTTGGGTCCGAAACCGGAATGACTTCTACAAGGTCGTAGTCAGACTGCTTAACCGAAGGGAGCCCATCATCGGGCTCATAGGTGTACTCGTCAGGAGTGTAATCGCGAATGATATCTTTCAAGAGTCGGAACTCTTGCTTCATCGCGTAGTGAATGCGGGCTTGGACCGCAGACATAATTTTTAAGGTACGCTCAAGGATAGCTAGAGTCGTTCCCACTGGAGACTGGGAAGACATATCGGATACTTTAAGGTCCGCGGCGGAAGCGAAGCGCCGCCCTTCGTCAACAATTTTATCTAAAAGAGCAGCCAAAACCTGCGAAGGCTCCTTGTAAGGGAGCGGCATGATATTATCTTTAAGAGTACCAGAGGCAATATCTACATCTCGCCATTCGGCGGGGGCGAACGGAGTGTCGTCGCCTTTAATTCTAAGTCCTTTGGTTTTGAAGCCCGCAGGCAGGTTCGATAATGTCCCCGCATCAACCAACTGGCGAAGGATAGAAGTGCCAGACTTGGCAAAAGCGCCAATAAGGTGAATAAGCCCAAAAGCATAAAAACCAAAACCCGGGACGTACGAGTAGTGTACGAAGTGGTTGCGTTTCGTAAAGGACTCATCGTCTTGGTTCCAGTTCCGGCGAATGGCCAGAATAACACCGGAAGACTTCTCAATAGTTACAACGTAGGGGCGTGCAACCTCGTCCGTGTATTCATCTTCGATATCTAGTTCAACGTGCATTTCCAACAGCTTATACCGGTCATCGGTCGCTGCGCGGAAGCCCATCTTTTCGGCGATCTTCTTTTCTACTTCGTCGAAAGTATTAGTAGGCTCTTCTAGTTCAATATTTCTATAAAAACCTGCTACCTGTAACTTCTTAACTTCGTTTTTTGTTTTCCGCATAACATGCGTAAGGCGCTCGGTAGTCTGAAGGTTAGCTGCACCATAAGGCACCACTACATCTTCCGCGGGAACAAACACCGAAGTCTGGCGACGGAGCGACGGGTCAAAATATACCTTCTTGAACGCATTGCCTGACAACCCAAGGCCCCACAGCATGCGCTCGTGTTCGGGACGATATTCCGTCATTCTGTCAGTAAGTTGGTAGTTCATGTCCTCCTTAACACGGGCGGAGGCTTCCATCTTTTCCCGGGTCTCTCTACCAATAACCTGCGTCTTAACAGGTCCAGCGGCGGGAAAAGTATCCATCATGGTTTCGGCTTGGAACCGAACCAAGGCTTCAGAGAGCAGGGGGTGGAACACGCCACAAGCGCCGGGCCAAGGCTCCGTACGCTCGTCAATCTTCATTCCAAGCAAGTCCAGACCGTCTACATAAGTCTGCACCCAGTCTTTGCGCGAGTTAATATCCTCGTCAAAATCAGCAATAAGGTCAGAGGCTAGTGTAGCCAGGACCTTCTCGTCCATCTCCTCAGCCAAGTTCGCCCCAAAGCCCTCGTTATCGGACTCGGTTACCGGAACATCTTCTTGATCCGCATCTTCATCTTCGATTTCAATCTCAATAAGTGGGTCATTGGGATCGTCTTCGACGAGGGCGTTCAACCCCATAGGGGCCTGACTGAGTGATTTATCTACTGCCATGGTTGGCCCTTATTTTGGATATAGCCACTTCTACACTATTCTTTTATTCATTACAAGCTTACTTTATGTCCTGTTTAGCTCCACACGCACCGCATGCTGAATAACCGGGTGTAAAATAGAAGTATTCGCAGCCGCATTTACATGCCCAAGCCG